GGTCAGGCCCGCGAGCTTGACCGCCTTGAGACGCGCCGACAGCTTGAAGTCGCCAGCGGTCTGCGCCGCCGCGATCTGCTCATCAAGAGACAGAGACGACGGACGAGGCGGGAAAACACCCGCACCCGAATCCGCGAGCGCGGGCACGGCCGACGTGGCCGTGGCACCTCGCCAGTCGGCGAGTCGCTGCGCGATCTGCTTGATCTCGTCCTCGGTGTCACCGTGGATAAGATCGGCGGGGACGCCGTACTCGGAGGCGGCGGCGGCGATCAGCTTGGCTCGGTGCGCCTGCGCTTCGAGGGCTGCGACCTGAGAGCGCAGTTCCTCGATGGTGGTGTCCTTACCGCTGATCGCTTCCGTGAGCGCTTCGAGCTGCTTGTGGTCGGCCTTAGCGCGTCGTTCCCACGTGCGGGCGTGGGCCTTCCAGTCCTCGGCGGCGTCGTCCTGCGTGGCCTCCTGCGAGGTCTCTGCGGCGTCGGTGCGGTCGGTGTCCTGGACGGGCGGATCGGTGGGGGAGGTTTCGGTCGGTGCCTGCGCGCCGTCCTTGATCTCCTGGTCCTGCTCGGTGGTGTTTTCCATTTGCTTTCCTTCCATTGCGGAGAGAACGGGGGTGGATGGCCAGGCTTTGCGCGCGGCCTGGTGTGTAAAGACCCCGCACGCCAGGACGGCTGCGGGGTAGCTATGTGGTCACGGCTTCGGCGTGTGACCGTCCGTGAGCTTGTCAGCAAAGAGAGTTCGCATGCGCTCTGTGATGACGCGCGGATCATCGATAAGCGACTCATCTTCTTCGAGAGACTTGATTGTCTCCTTGTACATGTCCTCGTACTTCGAGACGTCGTACCCCCTGATGCGGGGCTTCTTCGACCATGAGGGCACGATCTGACAATCGCACTTGAAATGCGAGCGCGTGAATTGAGCGGATGCCTCACTGCGATATATGAAGCCTCGAGAGGCCCAGAGCATGCACCAGGCGCACGTCTCAGCGCCGGTCGGTACACGCGCGAACCTCGTCCGCTTCGGGTCGCCTGTGGCCGCGTGCTGCATCGTCGCCCTACCTGAGTCTGAGATCAGCTTGCGAGCACCGTTAGTAAGACGTACGAGTGCCTTCGCACCGTCGACCCCCTCGCGCAGATCACGTAGCGTTGCGCCGACGATCTTCTCCGCATCATCCTGATCAACGAGGCCGGACGGCATCGTCGGTGAATAAGGCTTCGCCACGCCCTCGATCTCTCGCTGCTTCTCATACCATTCAAGCGCCGCCGACGACGCGACCTCAGCCGATTCCTCGACGAGGCGCGGATACAGCTGATACAGAGCGTCCTCAAGCGTCCCGAGATCATCGAGCGGCAGGCGCTTCCACAGCGCCCGCAGCCTGCGCTCAGCGAGATCGCCCGCGCGATTCTGCGTACGCGCGAGCTGCTGCACATCGTGAATATGCACGCCGCCCCCTTACGATCTCTACTTCTCTTCGAGCTCCTTCGAGTCGGCCTCGGACGCCGATAAACGATCAAGGAGACCGGACGCCTCAGCGCGGCGCTTGTCCGACATCAGGCGCGCGATCTGCGACCCCGAGTAACCCAACTCTTCAAGGACGACCGGGGACTCAGCAAGCCACGGCAGCGCGCTGATCTGCTTCACGATGGCGTCAGACTGCGAGACAATCGACGGGTGCGCCGGATCGCCCCAGCGCGTCGCCAGAGACCGCAGCTCCGGCGTCATCTCATCAAGCCCGTCACGCATCATCACCGCATGCGCATACACGCGGCTCAGCGCAGCGTCGAACACACGCTGCGCATTCTTCGCCTTGATGACAAGCTCCTCCTTCGCCGCATACAGAGCCTCAGCCGACGACGGATTGTCCTGAATCACGCCGAGCGACGAGACCGGCAGGGACGACACGCCCGACAGCTCGGTAGCGAGAGCGCGCATCTGCTCCGTGAACGGCTGGCTTGACTGCTGGGGGAGGACCGTGACCTTCGGTCCCTCCGGCTCCTCACCCGACGAAATCGTCTTGATCGTGCCCAGCTTCCAATCCCACGAGCGTAGATCGTCGATCAGATCCGAATCGACGCCAGACAGCAGGATACCGGGAGCCGTGAAAAGCTCCGTCGCCAGCTCCTCACGCAGCACCGTGCGCATCGCTCGCTGAGTGATGCTCATGACGTCACGGGAGATCCGCGAGCGCCCGAGCGGACGGTCAAGAGACGGCTCGAAGGGAAGCGCCTCCATCATGGGCGCGCCCATGCCGTGCAATTCGGCGTGGATGATCCGCCACGCCTGAGCCGTATTCAGCTCGACAACGTAGGTCGAGTCGGCGGTGTACAGCGTGAAGCGTGTCGGACGTCCGGCGTCGTCGATGTCATCGATAGTCAGCCCGTAGGACAGACGGCGACGTACGCGGTCCCAGAGGCCCGCAGCCCAGTCCGCCGAGTGCCCCTGAATGATCACAGGCGGCTCACCTGCCGCCTCGACCCCCTTGCGCAGCGTCAGGAAAGCGACAGAGTGCGTGAGCGAGGACGGGATCGTCTGCGCGATCTCTAGCTCGAAGCCTGTCGACGCGAGCAGGTCGTCAATCTCGAGCGGGTTGTCACTGCCCGTCGATGAGGTGACGCCGTCCCAGATCAGCAGATCCGACAGCCCGAAAACAACCTTGCGCGGCCACCCGATGACCGCGCCGAGCTGGTCGACCATATCGTCCGGAACCGAGATATTCAGGTTGTCCGGCCGGACAACGCCGTCGAGGTACGCCTGCCGCAGTCGATTGCGCGGCTGCTTGACGCGCCACAGCTCGACGAGCTGCGCGAGCGCCGACTGCTCTGCGGGCGTCAGACCCGGCACAACCGGAGCCGAGAACAACACCGGGGTCGCGAGCATGAACCTTTTGGCGCTCACAGGGCCCTCGCTTTCTTGCCCGGCCTGCGCCGGGTCGTCTTAGCCGCTAGGACAGCCGCAGACACGGCCTCTAGCGGAGTCTCATCTCCATCGGGGACGGTCGCTTCCCATCCCCACGCGCCGTCGCGGGCGCGAATCTTCCTGTCACACACGGCCACTGCCGTGTTGAGAGCGTCCTCCGGGTCACCTGCTGGGTGCGTGATCCTGCCGTCGCGCAGGCCCTCGAAAAACATCGAGCACGACTCGAGATACTCGCGCGTCGTCATGATGTGCACGATCCGGGCTGGCACACCACGGATCTGCAGAGCGTCCGCGAGCGCCGATGCTCCAGAGCCACCGACGAGGTTGATCTGCGCTGTCCGGTCTTTGCGGGCGGCGAGCCAGTCGGC